CTGTATGTTTAGATTGCGGTAAAACACGCAATGGAGCAACCAAACACGATAACTGCAATCCAGCAAATATCGGCTTTCAAGAACGCAGAACAGAGCGCAGTAAAGAAGTAGGCAACAACCATCCTACCGTTAAGCCAATAGAACTAATGAAGTATTTGATTAAACTCGTCACACCAAAAGGCGGCCGGGTATTAGATCCATTCAACGGTAGTGGAAGCACAGGTTGTGCCGCAGTGGAGTTGGGCCATGAGTATGTAGGCATTGAACTTGATCCTGCCTATGTAGAAATAGCAACAAAGAGAATAGAAGCGTGGAACAAAGAAGAAACAACCTTTACGGAGTTATTTGAATAATGGAACAAAAACATATTGATCTATTTTGGACTAAAGTAAATAAAACAGATAGTTGTTGGAACTGGACAGCGGCTAAATGTCGCGATGGTTATGGATTATATTCTATTAAAAAGTTAGGACAATTCAAAGCACATAGATTTAGTCTTATGAGCATAGGTATAGATATTCCACAAGGTTATGTTGTTATGCATCACTGCGATAATCCTAGTTGCGTAAATCCAGCACATCTAAAACCAGCAACTGTGCAAGAGAATAATAAAGATAAACAAAATAAAAGAAGACAAAGTTTTCCTAAAGGCACAGCCAACGCTGGTGCCAAACTAACTGACGATCAAGTTAGAGATATCAAACTGCGAGCAAGAGTAGGTAGTAGAGTAGGATACAACAATGGTAGCAACATTAAAGAACTTGCCGCCGAATACAATGTTATTCCTGAAACTATTAGACTTATCGCTCGCGGTATAACATGGGACCATATATAATGCCATTAAGCAAAGCACAAAGACTTATCGCTGACGCACCATTCAGGTTTAGGGTGGCCGTATGTGGCAGGCGATTTCGGTAAGACACACTTGGCCATACGCGAACTAGCAAAATATGCCGCACAACCAGACCAGCGTGTCTGGTATGTTGCTCCAACATACAGAATGGCCAAGCAGATTGTTTGGAAGAAACTTAAGAAGAAGTTATTAAGTATCAATTGGGTTAAAAAAGTAAATGAGCAGGATCTCACCTTGGAGTTAGTTAATGGTAGTGAAATAAGTTTACGCGGTGCTGATAACTATGATAGTCTACGAGGAGTAGGACTAAACTTTATCTGCTTGGATGAGTTTGCAGATATTGATCAAGAAGCGTGGTATGAAGTATTACGCCCTACACTGGCAGACACAGGTGGACACGCTCTCTTTTTGGGAACGCCTAAGGGACTTAACTGGGCCAAAGAACTTTATGACAACTACACAACTAAAAACAATTGGATGAGTTTTCAGTTTACTACATTAGATGGTGGCAATGTTCCCCCAGAAGAAGTTGAACAGGCACGGCAAGACTTGGATGCTAGAACATTCAGTCAAGAGTTTTTAGCAACATTTGAAAACTTCAGTGGTATTATTGCTTATAGTTTTGGTCAGCATAACATAAAGCCTGCAGAAGAAATAAACACTAATGAACAACTTATTCTAGGCACTGACTTCAATGTGAACCCAATGAGTTGTTGCGTGATGAGACGCACCAAGGATGGCTTACATTGCATAGATGAGATTGTTCTTAACAGTAGTAATACTAATGAACTAATAGATGAGATACGCAATAGATATCCTAAGAATCCTATTACAATATTTCCAGATCCTGCAGGCGTGCAACGCAAGACTTCAGCGAATGGCAACACAGACATTAAGTTATTAGAGAACGCTGGCTTCACAGTAAGATATCATAGACAGCATCCCTTAGTAAAAGATAGAATCAATAGTGCAAACAGTTTGTTCTTCTTGAGAGATAATAGCACTACACGCTTTTACATAGATCCCAAATGTAAACATACTATTAAGAGTTTACAACAGTTTTGCTACAAAGAGAACAGTCAGATACCAGACAAGGATTCTGGCTTTGACCATATGTTTGATGCACTGACCTACGCAATACAATATCTATTCCCTATAGATAAGATACGAGAACCCGTTGCTCCTAGAGCATTCGGTCACGCATTGGCATAAATATACACATTAAAAGGAGCCATTATGGCGGAACTCCAGACCTTCCAAAACGCTTACCTGCAGGCAACAGCAGGAAACACAACCTACAGCAGAAATCAACAACGCTGGAAGTTTCTTCTCGACTCGTTTACGGGCGGACAGGCCTATCGTGAAGGTGCTTACCTACAGCGTTACGCATTAGAAACAGATACACAATACGCTACCAGATTACTTAACACACCTTTAGATAATCAATGTCGTAGTTTGATTAGTCTTTACACAAGTTTCTTGTTTAGAGAAAAGCCCGACAGAGAGTTTGGTAGTTTAGAAAACAATTTTACCATAGAAGACATTCTAGAAGATGCAGACTTAGATGGACGCAGCCTGGATGCGTTTATGAAAGAAGTTGCATGTTGGAGTAGTGTATTTGGACATGTCTGGATTGCTGTAGCCAAACCAGATGTGGGTGCAGTTACACTGGCAGATGAACAAGCAATGAATGCCCGCCCATATTTGTCAATGTATAATCCCTTGGCAGTCACAGATTGGCGTTGGGCTCGTCAGCCCAATGGTGGTTATCAATTAGAATATATCAAGTATGTGGAAGAAGTCAACGGCACTGAAACAGTGGTCAAAGAATGGACCTATGACAGTATCACAACTTATAACTTAGACACACAACAAGAGCGTGTATTAGATATGACTGTGGAAACAAACGGCCTAGGCTATTTGCCATTTGTCTGTGCCTATGCTGAACGCAGTCCTGTTAGAGGCCTAGGTAATAGTTTGATTGACGACATTGCGGATCAACAGCGTATGATTTATAATGAACTTGCAGAAGTCTATGACAGCATTAGACTAGACACACACCCCAGTTTGGTAGCAACAGCAGGCACTAACGCTCAGGGGGCAAGTGCAGGTCAGGTTATTACGATCGAAGAGAATTTGGATCCAAACTTAAAGCCTTATGTGCTACAGTTTGAAGGTGGACAGATAGATAAGATTTACAATTCAATCAATAATCGCAAAAAGATGATTGATTCAATGGGTAATGTTGGTGCTGTTCGCGTCACAGAAACTAGAGAAATGTCAGGCATTGCCATTGAAACAGAATTCCAATTGTTAAACGCAAAGTTAAGTTCTATGGCCGACAATTTGGAATTATGTGAAGAACAAATCTGGACTATCATCTATGCTTACATGGGCACAACATGGGATGGTAAAATAACTTATCCTGATAACTTTGCACTACACAATCGTGACAATGAACTAAGTCAACTTAAGACAGCCAGTGAGATTGTTCAAGATCCTGTTAAGCGAGCACTAATAGAAAATGCTGTCATGGAAACAATTGACATTGAAATGCCCGAGCATGAACTTGAAGAACAATTGGCAGAACAACTGGGTGTGCCAAGTCCAGATGAAGAACTAATAACAAGAACTTATGAAGATGGCACACCAATTAGTCCAGACTTACCACCAGCATATGAACCTGCAACTGGTGAAGAAAATTGTAAGAATTGTGGATATTACTTAGAAGGCTTATGCACACGCTGGAACAATGCACCAGTTAAAGCAACTTGGTGGTGTGCTGCCTGGGAACCAATGGCTGAATAATGGCAACATACACGCCCACAGCACAAATGGCATTAGCCGCACGCCGAGGATTGAAAATGCGTGAAGAATCTACACCCAGTAATCGTGGTGGCACTGCTGTGGGACTGGCTAGAGCAAATCAATTTGCTAAAAGAGAACAAGTAAGTTTAGATGTTGTTAAAAGAACATTTAGTTTTCTAAGTCGTGCCCGAGTATACTACAAGCCTGGTGAGAATACTCCTGGCACACAGGCATACTTACTCTGGGGAGGTCCAGCTGGACTAACTTGGGCGAGAAACATTTTAGACAATTTACAATAATTTTGTATAAATACAATACGGCAGAATTATTTGCCCGACAATTACTCTTAAAGAGGCGAGGACTACGATGACCCAACAAGAAACATCGGCAACAGAAGGCACTGATACTTCTCAAAATGATCAGGCAACGGCAAAAACATTTACGCAGGATGAAGTAAACGCTATTCTAGCCAAGACTAAAAGTCAGTTAGAAAAGAAATACGCATCAAAGTATGAAGAACTTGGAGACCCAGAGCAACTGCGAGAAATCGTTAGTCAGCATCAAAAGGTTCAACAAGAACAGGCACTAAAGCGTGGAGAATTTGATCGTATTATTCAAGAATTAGCGGCCAAGAAGGACGCAGAAATTCAAAAGAGGGATAGAGTAATAGAAAGTTTCAAAGTAGAGACTCCTATTGTAGATGCCGCGGCTCGTTATCGTGCTGTTAATCCTGAACAAGTTAAAGCATTGATTAGAAACAATGTTAGACTTAGTCCAGAAGGTGAAGTTGAAGTATTAGATGAAAAGGGTTCTGTTCGCTATGATGACAGCGGGAAACCAGTAAGCGTGGATTCATTTGTTCAGTCATGGCTGCAAGCGAATCCGCACTTTGTGTCGGCAGCACCTGCCACAACTAATACTAAAAGCAATGTCACTGGCAACACTACAAGCAAGGTTGATATTAGTAAACTAGATATGAAAAATCTTGAAGACAGAAAAATCTACGCAGAATATAGAAAAACTGTGGGATTAAGATAAAATTCATTAAGGAGAATTTATTATGGCAATCGGTCCATCAACCACAACAAGTCTAAACGACTTGCTACCCCTAATCGTTCAAGAAGCGATGTTCGTTGCTAGCGAGCGCAGTATCATGCGTGGTCTAGTAAAAAATTATACTTTGTCTGCGGGACAAGGTAAAGTCGTTCAAGTTCCTATATATCCGACACAAACAGCTGCCGCAATTACTGAAGGTAACGAAGTAGATAACACAGAAGTAACAACAAACCTAGGCACATTGACAATTAGTCCAGTTGCTATCCGCACATTATTAACTGACTTTGCTCGTGTAGCAAGCGCCAGTAATGTAGTAGCAGACTTGGGACGCTTGTTCGGCGAAGCAGTTGCTCGCAAAATGGACACTGACTTAACATCATTGTTCAATGGCTTTAACCAAGGCACAGCCGGCAATACTGTAATTACAGTAGAGCAAATTTTCAAAAATGTGGCACAACTAAAAGCAAGTGCTGTTCCAACAGAAGGCATGGTCTGCGTATTGCACCCAGAAATTGCTTATGACTTGAAATCAGCATTGACAACTGCTGGTAACACTCCATTCACAATGGGTGCTTTTGGCGAGAATGCTAACGAAGCAATGCGTATGGGATTTGTTGGTATGTTGGCTGGTATCCCAGTTTATGAAACCAGCAACATTGCTAACTCAGGTTCAGCAGGCAACTACATTGGTGCTGTTTTTAACCGTGATGCTATTGGTCTTGGTATGATTGGTGACATCAGCATTGAAACACAGCGTCGCGCTAGTTTCTTAGGTGACGACATTGTATGTTCAGCATACTATGGTAAAGGTATCCTACAAAGCAACTATGGTCGTAGTTTG